GCCGCTAACAGTGCCGCGCGTGGTATTTCAAAGCCCGAGACGGTCTTCATGGACGAATTACGGGAACACAAAGACCTTGATGCTTGGTCATCGATGAAATACACAATGATGGCGGCAAAGAATCCGCAGGTATGGACACTCAGCAATGCAGGCGACAGTCATTCCGTGATTTTGAATCAGCTACGAGAGCGCGGGTTGCAGGCATCGGCAGGTGCAGGCAGTGATGACATTGGATATTTTGAATGGTCAGCACCGACTGACGATATTCACGACATCGAGAATTGGAAGCACGCTAATCCGTCAATGGGTCGCACGATCCATATCGACAACATTGCATCGGCGACCAATGATGCGCCCGATGTGTTTAGGACAGAGGTACTTTGTAGGTGGGTCGATAGCATCAATCCCGCAATCCCGAGCCAGGAATGGGCAGATTGCGAAGATACATCGTTGAAGCTGGACGAAAGCAAGACAACATGGCTTGGGATTGATCTCAGCCCTGATCGCAGACACGGTGCGTTGGTTGCCGCACAGCGACTTGACGATGAACGCTTCTTTGTTCAGCTTCTTCATACTTGGCACAACCCTGTCTCACTTGACGACAAGACAATCGCCAACGAAATCGCGCCCTATGCTCGAAGGTTCACAGCTCTGGAATCTTTGGTCTATTCCAAGCGCACAGCATCAGCCGTTGCGATGCGATTGTCGCCCGCAGGCATTCCGACAACCGACATTGATGGCGTTGAATATGCGACAAGCTGTGATCAGCTTTTGTCGGCTGTGGTATCAAAGCGTCTGCGGCATAAAGGTCAGCCCGAATTGACGAAGCAAATCTTGTCAGCGTCAAAATTGCCGTATGGCGATGGAGCTTGGGTCATTGGCAGGCGGGCATCAAAGGTTGCTGTGTGCGCCACCGTTGCATCAGCTCTTGTGACGCATTTTGCGACACGCCAAGAGACGGAAGTGGATATTCTTATCGGGTAGCGGTAAAAGGTCGCGACAATTCGGACATGAAATTGCGCGATCTCATTGTCGGTGCGCCTAGCGTTGCGCCCGCACAAGTAACAGCCGCCGAATTTTTGCCAATCAATTCTTTCGATGCTTTTGGATCATATTTTGCAACATCAACAACTGCATTGCGCGAAGAAGCAATGGCAGTACCAACATTGGCGCGCGCTCGCAACATTATCTGTTCAACCGTTGCCAGCACAATGATTGATGTATGGCAAAAATCAACTGAGACTCGCATCGATCCGCCACGCGTGATTAATCAACCTGATCCACGCGTGCCCGGTGCGAATGTATGGTCTTGGATTGCTGAAGATTTGATTTTTTATGGATACGGATATTTACGAGTGATGGATCGCTATGCCGAAGACGGCAGAGTCCGTGCGGCTGAAAGAATTGCGCCAACTCGCGTCACAGTCAAAACAAATGCTCGAAGCACAGAGATCACAGGATATGCAATCGATGGTGTTGCTGTACGCAACGAGGACATCAAAGTATTCATGGGCATGGACGAAGGATTGCTTAATCGAGCTGGTCAAACAATTAAAGCGGGCGCATGGCTAGAGCGCACAGCTCTGAATTATGCAAAAGAGCCTGCACCATTGACAGTAATGAAGACGAATGGCACAGCAATGCCAGGTGATCGCATTCGCACGCTTTTGGATTCTTGGTCAAGAGCGCGCAAAGAAAGAGCGACTGCATTTCTAAATGCTGATGTCGTATTGGAGAAATTAGGCTTTAATCCGTCAGAAATTCAACTGAATGAAGCAAGACAATACATCGCTTTGGAATTATGCCGTGCAATCGGCATTCCCGCATGGTTCGCGTCTTCTGATCCGCAATCAAACACTTATTCAAATGCGATAAATCAGAGACGCGACCTAATTGATTATTCTCTAAAGCCTGTCATGACTGTGATTGAGCAAAGATTAAGCCAGAGCGATTTCTTACCTGCTGGACAATATGCGCGCTTTAATTTTGGCGAATTTTTGCGTGGTAATCCATTGGAGCGCGCGCAGGTATATCAAATCCTTTCAAGCATTGGCGCAATTACACCTGAAGAAATACGCAGAGAAGAGGATATGATCCGATGAAGATACAAGTGCCGCTAAAAATTACTGCGGCTGATTCAAATGCCCGCACAATTTCGGGTCGCATTGTCACATTCGATGAAGTGGCAGTCACAAGCGCAGGACGCACAATTTTCAAAGCTGGATCAGTGCCATTGACACCTGTGAAATTAAATTTAGAACACGATCGCACGCGTCCGATTGGCATGACTTTGTCAATGGACGAAGTGCACGATGAAGATGATCGATATATTGGCATCGATGCAACTTTCAAAATTGCCAATACAACGGCAGGCACAGATGCGCTTGAAGAAGCAATGTCAGGGTTGCGCGATGGCTTTTCAGTAGGCGTTGCAGTCGATGAATATGAGACTGTCGATGGTGCAATGTTAATTAGCGCAAGTGAATTGATCGAAGTCAGCTTGGTCACCGAGCCAGCCGTGCGATCTGCCCGCGTCAGCGATGTCGCCGCAAGTCAAGAAGAAGAAATCAAGGATTCTGAAGTTAAAGAAGCTTCAGATGTACCACAACAACCTATCGAAGGAGAACAAGTGGAAGACACTACCGTCAAAGACGCTCCCGCCGTAGAAGAGACGGTGGAAGCTTCTCACAAGGTCGAAGCATCAGCTCGACCAGCTTTCTACACCAAGCCACGCATTGACATAAATCCCGTCAAGTATCTTGAAAATTCAGTCCGTGCTTCACTTGGTGATCATGATGCCCGTCAATATGTTTTGGCGGCAGATAACACAACCGATAACGCGGGCTTGATTCCAACCCGTCAGCTCACTGAAGTCGTAAATGGACTTTCATCATTGGTGCGCCCAACAATCGATGCGATTTCTCGCGGCACACTGCCCGATGCAGGTATGACTTTTGAAATTCCAAAAATCACACAAGTACCAACTGTTGCTGTCACAGCCGAAGAAGCCGCGCCAAGCGAGCAAGATCAAAATTCAAGCTTTGTGACTGTAAATGTTCAGAAATTTGCTGGACAACAAACATTCAGCCTAGAGCTGTTGGACAGATCATCACCGCTATTCTTTGAAGAATTGATGAAGACTATGGCGGCGGCTTATGCAAAAGCCACAGATGCTCGATGCAATCTTGTTGTTTATCAGAATGCCACCGGTGATGCGACAACCACAACAACTTATCCGACAGCCGCAGAGCTTCTCGGCATAGTTGCACGCGGATCAGCTTCCGTTTATAACGCGACTCAGCGATTTGCCAAGTCAATGATTGTCAATACATCACAGTGGGCAAATATCATGACTCTGAACGATAACGGTCGTCCAATTTACAATGCGGCACAGCCACAAAATGCAGGCGGCGTTGTACGCCCTGATTCATTGCGCGGCAATGTTGCAGGTCTTGATCTATTTGTGACCGCAAATACAGCTCAGGGCACTGATACTGATGGATCAATCTTGATTGTTGATCCTGAAGCTTATACATGGTACGAATCACCAGCTCTAAAGCTTCAGACCAACTTGATCAGCACAGGACAGATTCAAGTTATGTACTACGGATACGGCGCAATTGCAGTGAAAATTGCGGGCGGATCGTTCCATAATAACAAGGCGTAATCGCCACTTAGTCATGGGCTGATTCGCTCCTGAGTCAGCCCAGCCGAATCGAAAGGATCAGAGCTGATGCCGTCAATTATCACCGCAACTCAGTTGCGCAATGTGTTGGGTGTCAGCTCTGCTCTTTACGATGACACATATTTGAATCAGATCATTGATAGTGCTGAAAATATTATTTTGCCAATGTTGGTACAAAATAGCTCAAAAGTTGCGTATGTTAGCTTGACATCAAATGTTGCATATTATTTCACAGTAAGACCACATGGCTTTACAACAGGTCAAAGCGTAGTAATCACAGGATTGCCAGCAATTTTTAATGGCACAAAAACAATAACAAATGATTATAGATTTTTGGGCGATTATTCGCCGCAATATGGATTCCCATATCCATTTTTGCCCGCAGGATTCCCAGCCGAATATTCAAATCAAGTATTCTCATGCGCAGTCACAAATGCCGATGTAGAGCTTCAGCCCAGCATTCCACAAGGCACTGCATCGCTTCAGGGTTATGATGCGGCAACTTTGTATGCCAATACACCCGCAGTCGAATCTGCCGTATATGTTGTCAGCACAGAAATCTTCCAATCCCGACTCTCGATTGGTGGTCAGCTTGAAGGCGTTGATTTCACACCAACGCCATTCCGTCTCGGCAGATCATTACTTTCGAGAGTCCAAGCTTTGCTCGCACCGTATGTTGATGTCGAAACGATGGCACAGTAATGCCAGCAAATTCAATTCAAGTTGATGTGCGAGATGCGCTTAAAACAGCTTTTGGATCATTAGCCGCATCGACATACAACAGCGTACCCGAATCGGTTATTTCGCCCGCGATTGTATTAGTGCCAGGATCACCGTATTTCGAGCCGCAGTTATTATCAAAAGGCAATGTCAAAATCAAAGTGAATATGATTGCAACAGCGATCGTGTCATATAACAGCAATCCCGCTTCTTTAGACAATATCGAGAAGCTGATCATTAGCATTCTGGCGGCTTTGCCGTCAGGGTACATCGTGGGCGTTGTAGAGCGTCCATTGGTGACACAAATTGGTGCGGCTCAATATTTAACAGCCGACATCAATATTTCGACATACTTTACACAGACAAATTAAGGAGTAATCATGGCAACGACCGTCATCACGGGGCGCGATCTAGTCTTGACGATCGCGACCAAAAATTACGATGAGCAAGCTTTATCAGCGACGCTCAGCAATGATCCAACAATCGAGACTTATCAGACGCTATATCAAAAAGCGTACAAGCACATCGATGATCAATGGACTTTCGAGATGGAGATGCTCGCCGATTGGGGCGCGGCTGATTCTCTATGTGAAGCCCTATGGAATGCCGCAGAAAGCGCACCAAATACAACTTTGGCAGTCTCACTGACTGCGGTATCGGGCGCTGTCTTTGCTTTCAATGTAATGCCAGCATTCCCGAGCGTAGGCGGTACTTCACCCGATGCACAGACCGTCAGCTTCTCATTCACCGTTGTCGGCACACCCACCGAGACATTCAGCTAAGAGATAGGACATCAGGAGCATGAAGTTAGGACTTGAAGTGACTTTCAATTCAGGCGAGCAAGTATCGGT